TCTGTCTTCTCTTTTTGTTGCTGTTTCTTAATATCTTCCTTCTCCTTTTTCTTCTTTTCTCTAAGTTCCTCTTTTTGCGCTTTAATGATTAATTTATCCTCTTGGATTTTCTTCTTTTGTTCCTCCTTTTTCTTGATATATTCATCTTTCAATTGTGTCCAATAAAGTTGAAGTCCTAAATATTTATGATGCATGCAATAACATTTATTATTCTCGATTTTCTTAACATATATTTCATTGCATGTGACATTTTGTGACTGGTCATGATGTGAGGTTGTTTTATATTCACATACACCTTCTGTATATCCAATTGGTGTATTCTTATTATTATTATTATACGCCGATTTTACAACATTCATATAAATACTATTCAGAGTATTGACGCCATATACAGGTGTAACATTTGGATTGAAAGGAAGAATATATTCATGTAAACTTCTACAGTATGGACATTTGATCAGATTTTTTTTATGATATGATTCGGTCCCATTCTTTTTTTGTTTACATAAATCATTGTATAAAGGAATATAATTAAAACTGTGATTACAAAATAATTGGATGTGGTCTTTTTCTAATGGGGCATTAGTTATTAGACACAAATTATTTGTTTTAGGGATTTCTGCATCATCATTATCATTATCATCTAATGATTCATACAATTCTTTATAGAAATCAATATTCCCTTCAATAATATACTTGACCATATTAATATATAATTAATTAAATAAAGTCTTTATTTTATTTTTATACCTATTTTATATTATGTCGCCAAATCAATGGGGTCCACCTATTTGGACGTTATTTCATACAATGATTGAAAAAATAAAAGACGATAGATATTCTGAATTTTACACTGAAATATTTAATTTAATAAAGCAGGTATGCAGAGAGTTACCATGTCCGGATTGTTCAAATCACGCAACAACTTTTTTAAACAAAGTGAATATCAAAACCATACAGACAAAAGAAGAATTTAGAATGATGTTGTTTGTGTTTCATAATATGGTAAATAAAAGAAAGGGGAAACCAATATTCAATTCTGCCGATTTAGAAAAATATGCATCTAACAAACTGCCTCAAGTTTTCTATGTTTTTACCCAAACGTATAATCCTAAACTGGGAAATTTGAAATTAATGACAGACACAATGACTAGAAAACGTATCATAGAAACATTGCGAGCGTGGTTTAAATTAAATTATCAAATATTCAATGATTAATGTAATTCATATTTTTTTAACGTGTGAGTAATTATCGTCTGAGTAATTATCGTGTGAGTAATTATCGTGTGAGTAATTATTGTGTAATGGTACTTATAATTTCGCCATTTTTATAAACAGCGCATTTAAAAGTCTGATTTTTGGAGACGTTGCATACTTCACGTCCGCTCCCAACATCATTAATAAATAGGAACCTGTTTAGTCCTAAATAATACATCATACTCGAGACAGATAAGCCTCCGAGTGACCCACCAATAATTTCACCGACGTAGATCATTGGATCTACAATACACGTTGTCCTATATTTTATGAAACAATCAAATATAAGATACACAATAAGCAACCAAAGTATGTACCAATTTATATTTTTACTGATAATCATCGGAAAACATATATACATCAATGTAAAAGATAATATAAAAATACTGTTTCTTCCCGCATCATATTCAGTCAACACACCGGTTAAACTACCCTTTTTACATTGTTCCTGTATATTTTTATTACCTGTAGAAACCATCATCATAAAAAGAATTCTTAAAATCGTGGCGGATAATACCCATCCAATATAAATTGCACCTTTCATCGGATTTGAAATCGCAAATGAAAGCAGTACAACACTAAATGCAATGACTACCGCCGAATAATACGACATGTTATTTAATATTTCTGCGATAATTTCGTTAAGACCATTTGTTTTTATTTTCGCCACATCCTCCATATATTTTATGATAACATTAAAATATTTTATACAACGTCCAATTATTTATACAACGTCCAATTATTTAGACAAACGCCAATTGAAAAACTTCTTCAATGGTTGACACCTTATGGAAAACAACCCCGTTCAATAATTCATTGTTCTTGTATTTTTTCATAAAGGATAAATAGTCCTTATGGTTTTCTTCCGGGTAAATAAACTCTTTAACCCCGGCATTCAGCGCCCCTAAAAATTTCAAATGAAGACCTCCGATTTCAGTGATGTTTCCCTGCAAATTTATTTCGCCCGTGATGGCGAGTTTATGTTTAATCAGTTTATTATTCAACAAACTATATATGACAGTAGTAATACACCCACCTGCACTCGGACCATCTTTTGGGGTCGCACCTTCCGGGCAGTGAATATGAATACCGTATTTGTTTACAGTCGACGCGGAATATTTTGCAATGACTGCAGGATCCGTCAATTTAATCGCCAAAGTCAGCGCCACATTCATGCTTTCTTGCATAACATCCCCTTGCATTCCGGTTAATTTCAATTCAAACAGATCGCTGGAATAAAAGAAACACGATTGGATCGGAATAATTCCGCCTTTCCCTAATGAATTCGCCCATAACCCATTCATGACACCCACTTTATCCTCGTGATGTATTTGCATATCTTTGATTTGCGGTCTATCTTTCAGATATTTATCCTTGATATCGTCTATAGTTATTACAATAGGAATAGTGTGCATCATATTTTTCAAAATATCTAAATTGATTTCTGCGATAATTTCGAACAACACTTCTTTCATTTTTCTCGCCCCCGATTCGCATGTATAGTTTTCAATGATGTATTTCAGTACCTTATCCGAAAATTCAATCACGTCTTCGAGTCCCATTTTTTTGAAAATGTCGGGTAAGATATGATTTTTTGAAACCACCAATTTGTCTTCGACACTCAAACTGTCGAATTTAATGCGGTGTATGCGATCTAGCAAAATAGAATCGATTTCGTCCGGATCATTATATGATAAGATAAACAACGCTTTGGATAAATTTAAATCTATTCCGGAGAAATACTTGTCTTGAAAACAATCATTTTGTGCGGGGTCTAACAAATGGGTTAAAATACCGATGATTTCCTTCCCGTGTTCGGTTTTGCTTATTTTATCCACCTCATCAATGAATATAATCGGATTCATACATTTTTTATCAATTATTATTTGAACAATATTCCCCCAGGTGGATCCGACGTATGTATAATTATGCCCATGCAGAGAACTGCCGTTACTATCGCCGCCCATTTGGATCATCGCAAAGGGGCGACTAATCCCGTCGTCGTCTTTTAAACAATTCGAGAGTCCGCGTTTTGCGAGCGATGTTTTTCCGACTCCGGGCGGTCCTTCAAACCCGAAACAATATCCGTCTTGTTCGCCATTGATCCATTGCCCAATAATACGCTCAATCTGTTTTTTCGCATTGTCGTGCCCGTATACTGCATCATCTAATGTATTTTTAATATTAAATGTATAATCTGTAATTGTTTTATATTTTGTGAAAATATCGTCAATCTTTTCTTTTGGAATTATTGCTACTGTATTGGGGATTGCTACTGTATCTGCGTTTACTACAAATAATTTATCCAACAATTCGACATTATTGGTTTTAAAGCATTCATCTATAAATGTATCCAACGATTCATCTAATTGAACTACAGTTTTCGACTTGTACTTAATATCAACTTGTTTTAATCCATTTATTTTGACGATTATATTAATTTTATCCGATTTGGATCCTTTACACAATATATTTTTATAATACGCGGCGGGTTTGGTGTTGTTGCATTTATTTAAATATTTCATCATTTCAATATTGGTTAGTTTTTCATTATACGCATAGGAAGGATCATACATATTAATTATTTTTTTGAAATCGGTTTTTATTACATCCATCGTGTACAGTATCGGTTCTTTGCGATAAATATTAAACGGTATTTTCAAAAGAGCATCCAAATATTGACGCGCTTTAGAACACGAATCTTCCGATTTCGATTTAACTTCTTTTAATTTTTGCATCGCTTTTTCTTTCACATTATCCGAAGCGTTCAAAAGACATATCTGCTGTTCAATCGGAATTTTATTAATATCAAAATCCGACAAATCGCTGGTATACTGGATCGTTTTTTTCATTGCATCTTTGAAAAACTGTTTGATTTCATGCGGAAAACTATCAAACAACGTGATTTGTTCTTGCGTATCTACATTCCCATTTTGATCATTGGTTAATAAATCATATAATAAATACGCCAAATATTGATTATCGCTTTTATCCGAGTTGATCAGGAGCATCATAATCATATTCCGTTTGATATATAAATTACTTCCAATAAACTCTTTCACCACATTGGATATGGTTTTTTGATTAATGGAACGTATATTACTTAGGAGACCCGTATATTTGGAATAAATACCTTGGTGATCGTATACTAAATAATCCTTCAACATTAAAGATTTTAACAATTTAGAAAACGCGTCTAATTTAAAATCGGGTTCATTCGGAACATTCGAATTGATGTTTGAATTGATCGCATCTATAAATTTATTGTTCATCAGTTTAATCATTACATTATCCATAACACCGTTGACAATGATACTTTTTTTATTGGAATAGTTGTATATTATCACTTGTATCCCATGCACTTTAACATGAAACGATTTTGCGGTAGAATATAAATCAGAACATGTCATATTTTGTTTAATCGAATCTATTTCGGAAGATTTTGTGTTGACTTTGTAACTAATCGGGTGAAAATATTTTTTGAGCAGTTCGAATTTTAATATATCTGATTCCGATTTTACAAAACAATCATTCGCATTGCTACCGAAGCAAACAAACAGCAGATCTTCGAATGAATTTGTTCCGAAAATTT